ATTTGAGAAGTTCCGATCTGCGGCTTCTGCATTTGGGGGTTGTAGGGTGGAAGTTGGCCGCCAATCTGCGGCTGCTGACCGGGATTCAAACGGGGAAGACCGCCACCGCTCTGGAGAGGCTTTCCGCCGCTGGTTCCCGGCCTGTACGACGAATTAGCACCAAACGGCTGGCCGATGCCGCCGCCGAATCTGCCCATAGGCTTTACAGGCGTCGAGCCACCCATACCAAAGCGCGAGTTCATGCCATTCGGTCTGCCACCACCAAAATCAACCATCTTTGTCTCCTATGCCACCATCAGCCAATCATCGTCGGCGAGGGCAATTGCTCTGAGTTTGGCGCGGCGGATGCGGTCTGCCTCATCTGCCCGCTGTTGAAGGTCAGCCATAACGTCCCAAGCGGGGCGCACTGGCACGATGCCTGTCTGCACGGTGAGGTCTGGAGCCAGAACAATCGTCTCAGGCTCAGTGACCTTCCGGCGCTTCTGTTTCGGCCTGTCTTCGTATTCGGGGTGGACCCGATATTGAGGCTCGACGGGGCCTTTCCAGGCGTTGCCGCCACCGTTGACTGGCGTTTCGACAGGAACAGGCGGTGCCTCCCCGGCCTGCGCAACAACGCCAGCGACAAGCCAAAGGGTAATCATGTGTAGCTCGTGGCTACCTTGATTTCGTTTGCCGCCACCGCCGTGGTGTCAGCGTCAGCCATTGCGCCCGTGATAGCCAAGGCAATGCCCGTGCCGAAGCGGATGCCGTTGGAGCCGCCGTCAAACTGTACCGTACCACCAGCCGGAATTGTAATGGTGAAGACCGGGACGCTGGTGCCAACCGTAGGAGCCACTGCGAGGTTGTAGAACTTCACGTAGCGAGCCGCAGCGTTCACGTTGCTGGCAATGATGCTCCAGACCGTTCCAGCCGAAGCCTTGACCGAGGTGGCGTTGGTCGTAGCCGCGCTGTTGATGAAGCTCTGCGTGGGCGTGACAGGCGTGTTGGTGGTCGTGCCTGCGCTGGTGAGCGAGCCGGATACCGTCACCGAACCGGAGACAGGCTGCGTACCGCTGATCTGTGCTGCGGGGATCGGTTCAGTAGCATACGAACCGCGCTGGAATTTCCAGTTTGCCGTGCCAGAGGTGTGCGCCGTGGCGCGAACACGAACGAACGACAAGCCGTTAACAGAGGTTTCCCACGCATAGCCAGGAGTAGCCGCAAGGACGCCCGTGGTCAGTTCAATCGTATTTGCGTTGGACCGGAGAACCTGGATACCGAACCAGTTGCCGTCCGTGCCGTTGGTTGAGTCAATTGAGCCTTCAAACGTCGAGTTATGGCCCACCAGCGAGGTGGCGACCATTGAAATCATCACGTTAGAGGCGCGGCTAACGTCACAGAACACCGTCTGTGCGTTGGCCGTAATGTTGCCCGTCACAAGCACGAAGGACGCAGGCTTCGTCGAAACCTTGACGCGGCCCTCTTCGTCAATCTTGATGAGCGTATAGTCGCCGTCAGCATCGGTTGAGGTGCTGTCTGCCAACTGGCGCATGGCAAGCAGCGGAAGGCCCTTGTCACCGGATACCGCAGGCGTGTCTTCAGCCTTGAAGTAGCTTTCGATGAGGTTCAGTTCGGAGTTGACCGCCGAAAGCGTGGTTTCGGTGGCAATCTCGTCAGCAGTGCCAGCCGCGTTAGTCGTGCGAACAATGCCAACCAGCTTGCCGTCAACCGTCTCGACAGCAAGCGCGTCAGTACCCGTGCCAACGTTGGCCTTTGCCGTCAGAGTGCCAAGAGCCATCAGTTCACCATCGGAAGTTGGTTCGGATCGACGGCTTCGTCCATCGGCTCGTCAATCGTGTGCATAATCAGGCCCGTCTGGGGGTCACGAACAGGGGTGCGCTTCATGCGCGGCTGGTTGACCTGAAGCGGGGGCAAGTTCTGCATGGCCTGTGCCATTGACTGCGCAATGATTGGGGCAACCGTCTGGGCGAGGTTCTGTGCCAAGGCACCGCCAACCTGTTCCGGCATGTTGATGGCAATGGGAGAAGCCTGCGGAGGCAACGGACCAGCCACGGCCTGATCTGCCGCCATGCGCTCCGTCACCGCCTTGTACGCCTCAATTTCGATCTTCTTGGCGTCATTCTGAGCCTTCATGGCGTCAATCTGCGCCTTGGACTTCAACTGCTGGTTTTCCTGCTCCAACTGCTGAAGACGCTGCTGGCCTTCCTGTATCTGCTGCTGAATTTCAGCGGGAATGCCGTCATTGATCTGCTGCGGAAGCATGGCCTTGAGGCGTTCGGCAATCTCTTCGGCGTTCTGCCAATCCAAAGACTTCACCAGCAAGTCACCAATGAGCGGTGCAGCCTGCGGATAGCCACGGATCAGTTCAATCATCTGCTGCGCCTGTTCCTCGCGGCGCGTGGTGAACGAAGGCCCGGTATCAACCGCAACGTCATAGCGGCCAACACCCAAGTCATAGATACGCTCGGCACCTTCAATCATGCCTTCCTGTTCAGGCGCTTCGCCCTGTTCTTCCTGCTGGCCGATCTTGGCGACTTCCTCGCTGTCATCCTGGCCGATAATGCGAACAATGCGCTGGCCGTTATAGACCTTTGGAATGAGGTCAATCAGGACGCAGCCCACATGGCGGATGGAACGGGCAAGGTTGTCAATGAAGTGGAAGGTGTTTACGTCACCCTCGCGCTGGCGGGCCATGATAGCCCTGCCGGAGGTCTCATTGCTGCGCTGCCCCAAAGAGGCATCGTACATGCCGATGATGCTTTTCATGTCATCGGACGCCGCAAGGGCCTCAGACATGGCACCAGCAGCGCCACCGCTGTCGAGGGGCTGACGCTGGGGCGGATTGGTCCCACGGGCGTACTGAAGGAAAGCGTGGTTCTGAGAGTTCGCCGTCAGCCAGTTCGGGTCAGCGTCAAACGAGCCTTCCTCACCGATGAACGGGACGCGAGGGGCTAAAGCGACGAGTTCCGTGGCGGTCGTGCGCCAATAGTTGAACATCCGCTGCGCGTCTTTAGCATTATGGATAAGACTGCGGAAATAACGCTTGCCCTCAACATTCAGTTCCTCGCCATAGACCGGAATGATGGGCAAATACTGGCCCAGCCACTCGTTCTCTTCCAGAATCTCAGCGCCCGTCATGATGCGCTGGGTAATCTTGTAAGCCTTTGTCGTGCGGTTGTTCACAGGCACAATGCCTGCCATCTCGAAAATGTCGCGGCCCGCTTCGTATTCCTGCTTGCCGACGATCTCGCCCGACGAAAGCTGATAAATCTCGCGCTCTGTTTCCTCGCGGTGCCAGCTTTCGCAGATCAGGATATCGTCGCTGTCACGCCAAGGGGCCTTGAGGTTGTCATAGCCAAGGCTTTCCCAATCCACGGCTTCAGCGTTCTTCCACTTGGCCTTGAACTCTTCCTTGGACTTCAGTTCGGTGATCCAGCATCGGTTCCAGTCGGAGCCGTCCATGCTTGTCGAATACGGATCACCGTAGACGCTGAAGGGGTTAGCGATACGTTCAATCTTGAGACACTTGTCGAAGGTATCGTCATACTCGTAATCAATGTTGACGCGGATGTAGCCCCAGCCCATCGAAACCGCGTAATCCACCGCCGTATCATACGCAACATCGGCCTTGGAAGTGCGTTCGATATTGCGGATAAGACCTTCCAGCACGTTCGCCGTATCAATATCAGCCTTGTCATCGACGGGCTTCACCTTGATCTGCGGGCGGTTCTGACGGCTATCGTTGACTACCTGGCGAATGAACGCAGGCATCTTGTTAATCGTCAGGATCGGACGGCCATCAATCTCGCGCTGCTTCCTGATCTGCTCAGGCCACTGCTCGGACAGACGGGCAAACTTGAGGTCTTCCAAGGCCGTGTTGCGGTTTTCAGACTCCGCATCGTATGCCTCTTCAAATTCCTCAATTTCCTTCTTCAGGGTATCGTCTTCCGAAGCCATCGGGCCTCCTAATTATGACATCCAGCTGCCGCCGCCGACATGGGCGCGTTCTCTGGGCTTTGTCTTCTCGCGGGGGGCTTCGTAGGCCACGGCCATGAGCCCTGCGGCATCCGCAGCGTGGCTTGACCAATCGTGTTCCGGTCCAAGGCCGATGTTGCGGGCCTCGTCGCGCTTCTCATGATACCAGCCGATAGCATCCAAGCCAGCCCGCGTTGTGTCTTCGTTGAACCAGATGCTCGGGAACAGGCGTCTCAGAGCCTCAATGCGCTTCATCGCAGCGCCCTTGCCCTGGTTCTCTACTGTTTCAGCTTTGAAGCCAGCTTGGCGGATATGATCTGCGAAGCGCATTCCAGTAACGTTGCTATGCTGGGCACCGTCGTGGGGGAGTACACATAGACTGTCACTCCACCGATCTCGCAGCCATACCAAGTGGGCCGCGAGCGGTTGCCCCTGCGCTTCGTAGTAGTCGAGGACACGGACTTCGCGTCCAACGAACTGAGCGACCCAGATGGCCGTGCTATCATTGAAGCCAATGTCCCAGAAGGCCCGCACTTGCATCAAGGGGTCAGGCTGTACCTTGCCGATGCGGCCCTGCGCTCTGGCCTCTGCTAGGTGCTTGGCGTAGTAAGCGCCCGTCAGCACCGTGGCATAGTCGCCTTCCCAGATATGCGGGTACTGGTCAGGCTGGCTTCTGAGGCAGTCTAGGCGTTCTTGTTCAAGGACGCTTGGGAACCACGGGTTACTGTCCCAGTTGGCGCGGATGACAATGGCATCAGAAGGTTTTTCAGGCCCTCGCAACATCTGGTCTACGGGGTCACTCTTCCTCGTCGGGTTCCAGCTAAACCATAGTTCCGAATTTTCCGCGCGAAGTGTCGGACGGAGCAGACCCAGGCTGCGAGCGGAAAGCGTCTGTGCCTCTTCAATCCATGCCCTTGAGTAGCCTTCCAGAGACTTGATGCTTTCGGCAGTGTGGTCCTGCATGCCTTGGAAGATGATGACACCGCCGCCGGGTGTTTCGATGCGGTCAACCAGAACCCTGAAGCCCTGCTTCTCGCCCAAGCCAAAGGTCTTCAGCTTGTCTTCAATCAGGCGCTTGGCGCTTTCCTTGAGGGACTTCTGGACTTCGCGGATGCACACAGACCGCAGGCCGGGGTTCATCAGCGCGTCTTCAATGAGCATCTCTGCGAAGATATGCGACTTGCCGGAACCTCGACCACCCCAGGCACCCTTGTAGCGTGACGGGACTAGAAGCGGTTCGAACACTGGCGCGGTTTCAATCCGCAAGGTGCTCACTTGGTTATGACGCGCTCAATGCGGTGTAGTATTTCCTGCGGCCCGCCATTGGGGCCAGTCTGCTCTGTCGTAACCTTCTCGCGCCACTCATCAGCGCAGGCGTTCTTCAGTGCAAATATGCGGCTTGTGACTGTCGGGCCATCAGAAGCACCGAGAAGGTCGCGCTCTAACTTGAGCGTCCGTTTTCCCCTTGCCAGCTTTATAGCGTCGGAAAACTCTGGAATAGAACTTTCCCAAGCGTAAACGGTATCTCTGTGAATACCGAGTTCAGCAGCAGCGGCGGTGAGTGAAAGGCCAGTTGCCATAAGCAAGATGATCTTTTCGCAATAGGCTTCGCTGTATTTGGACGGTCTGCCGCGCGTGTTTGTCACTTCACCCGCGACTGCCGGATTGGCTTGGTCGCTCATGCTGGCCTCTTTGCTTGTGATGGGGTTGCCGCGCAATATTATTGCTTTTTGCAGCATGTGTTACGTTTTCGGCGCATTGCTGTTGCAATCGCTACGTTGTGGCGCTATGTGTTGTTCATCAACGGAGGACGCCATGAACATTGAAGCCATGATTGCCGCAGCCCACGCCAAGCGCCTTGCCTCGGGTCTGGTTGTCAGCTTTGACAACGAAGACCGCACCCAGCGTTGCACCCGCGCTTATGCCACCATTGAGGAACGTGAACGCGGCATTGCCCGTCTCACGATTCGTGGCCGCAATCCCAAGGTCGAAGCGTGACACCACAAAGCCTTGAGGCTTGGATGGACCGCCTTCACCTGAACAAGGTAGGGGCAGCTTCCGAATTGGGCATCGCTAGAACCACGCTAGACCGTTACCTAGACGGCTCTGCAAAGATACCGCTGCACATCGCTCTGGCATGTGCCGCAGTCGCCCACGGTCTTCCGCCGATTAAGTAGGGTTCCAGCCGCACGGCGCGATCTGCTCTGACGCTGAACCGGGAGGGGTGGCAGTGGCGTGGGCTGGAATTTCTGTGAACTGGAGTCCGATGCGTCAAGGACGCGCCATGCAGTGCAGGCTCGGACAAACACCTGATGGTAGTATCCCCTGCGCGATTCAGCCCCTAGGATGGATGCAGTCGGGAGGACGTTGAGGTTGAGCCAGCGCAGGGGAATTTCGGGCAATTCTTCTCAACACGCCGCGAACGGTGCAGCGTTTACAGGCACGGGGCGAACCCTCTTGAGCGCCATATGCAATTCGTCAGGGTTACATGTAACGGGTAATTGTAACTTTTTTATGGCGCATTTCTTGGTCGGAAATGGTCGGAAATGGTCGGAAACTAATTACCGACCACGGCTGACCACGGCTCGACCACGGCTCACGCCGCCTGCTCCAGTTGCGCCCTTGCCCCGTCTATCATCTCAACCAGAGCGTCATGAAGCGAACGCCATTTCGCCTTCTGCTTTCTGCTAGCACTTTGTGATAGCGCCAGTGCCGCCCTATTCTCCGCATCAATCACAGCACGGAATGCGGAGATTTGGCCGTCAGGGATGACCACTGGCCGCATGTCGCCGTCAAACTCAACGCCCACCAGATGCCGAATGCCGTTTAAATCGTCTACGGAGGCCACTGGCAGGCTTGCGAACACGCGGCGGGGTAATATCGCTATCTCACGGTATGCCCGTAGCTGGGCCTTGGCTGTGACGCGGCGGGCTACTGCGGGGCGGCAGGCTATAACCTGGACCGGATGCCATGCCGGAAAGCCCATGTTCCCAATTTGGGAAACCACATAGTGTTCCTTGCGGAAGTCAGTTCTCAGAATTACCCAAGTCATCCCCGGTTCACCTCCAGGCGCAGATATTCGAGTTCAGCCTGCATGTCGTTCATCCGCTTGAGCGCGTCATCGTAGCGCGTGGCAATCTCTGCTGCCGCGCGGGCTATCGTGATGTATTCGCACTCAACCCCATACATCGGGCAGCGTTCATATACGGGCCTAGTCTCGCTCATGCGCCTACCCGCCTTGCCAGAACATCACGCGCTGCGTCCTTGCCAAGCATCCCAAGGCTGCGCGAGGCTTCACACAGGACTTCAAAGGTATGACCCTTCATCAGCCACGGCTCTTCGGAGAACGCCGCCCACAGCTTCGGGAAGGGCCGGAACGGGGTTGCATCCTTAACCCCGTCACTTGGCGTCACAACGGACTCAAACCGCTGATACCCGGAATTGGTCGGCTTGAACTGGCGCTGCTTTTCCTCATGCTCACGAAGCAACGCCTGAATTTCTGCGTTGGTTGGCAGAAAGGTGGTCTTGGAGGTAATCCCGGTCTTGGGGTGCATCACCACCGATATTTCATCTTCGGTGAGATACGACAGGTATTCCGCCAAGTTCACGCCGTACTCAGGCGGCGCTTTTCCGTAGTCCGGGTAAGAGGTCAAAATCTTCTTCGCTGCCTTCCGGCCCATATCCACCTGAGCGGCGGATTGCCTCGTCTGCCACGGCATCGATGGCGTCGAGGGTGTCATGGATGGTAGCGCGGTTCCGAGCGGCTTGAGGTTTTGATCTGCGTTCATCTGCTGTCCTTTTCAACCAGTTGCGGAAAGCGGCATTCCAATCAGATTTGAGGCCCTTGGCCCCGGCATTCCCGGCCCAATCCCGCATCCTTTCAAGTTGGTCCCACGCCTCTTGGCTTGTGAAACCAATCTGATCTGCAAGGTTCCAGGTCTTGGCA